CAGGCGTTCCCTTTAGGAGGATTCTCTATGGAACCTTCAGACATGGTGTACGACATCTGTCGACACTACGTTGCTGACTCCGCTGTAATCTTGGGTGATGGCTTAACAGCCAAAATACAAGGTTACGTTCGTTCTCGGAGCGTTCGCTCCTTGACCGAAGTTAGTCGTCTCTTTGCCCCCGATTGTCATGGGCATGGGGTCTTACGTGTACTTCTCCAGGTGGAAGCATTCTTCAAAAAATGCGACCTGTTCTCGAACGAGGACTGTGAACAAGTAGCTAAAACCGCTTTTCTCGAAAGTGAGAAGGTGTGCGAGGCTACAAATTCACGATTGGAGTTACACTTCGACCGCGATCCAAGTGATTGGGTTGTGGAAAAGGTGGAAAGGATGGCCAGCGAAATCGCTGGTTGTCTTGGGACATTTAAGGACTTTCTAGATGAGCTACCTCGTCTGGTAAGATCGACTAATGGCGCTACAGCTACCCATCCGCGAAGGTTGAGTAGTGGTGTGCATAGGCTGAAAAGGACCATGTATGCGACCGAAAGGTCGCGTCCATACCTCCAAGCCTTGAGCGCTTACTGGGGTTACGTGATTAACTTCAGGAAAATCCACCACAATCGCGTGGAGTTCGTGCCTAAGAACTGGAAGACTCACAGAGCCATTGCGTGCGAACCGGAGGGTAATCTTGCCCTTCAACTAGCATTTGATGCGTTCTGTAAGAGGAAACTCAAGAGTCGGCTTCGTGTCGACTTAAGAGACCAGTCTAGGAATCAACGTTTAGCCTTGAGATCTTCAGTAGATGGTGCGCTTTGCACCGTTGACCTGAAGGCTGCTAGTGATCGGCTTGCCAAGAATGCGGTCGTTCTCCTCTTTCCAGAGGATTGGACCAAGTTCTTCTTTGACACGCGGTCACCAGCATGGAAGAGTGATGACGGGACTTATGTGCCCTATCACAAACTCTCCTCGATGGGGAATGGTTTTACATTCACCATCGAAACGTTGGTCTTCTCTGCACTTTGCAAATCACTGGGGAGTCGGCGGTTCTCGGTTTATGGTGATGACATCATCATTGAAACTGAGCTTTACGACGACCTTGTTGAGATGTTGAGTTATCTTGGTTTCGAAGTCAACGAGGAAAAGAGCCATGTGGCGCTTCCAGATAGC